GGGTCTCTTCTATTACTGGTAACAGTGTTCCTAATGACGCCACAGCGTCCTCTTTTCAACTTTATGCCGATTTATCTAGCGTTAGTTCTGCCACTATTAGCTCTTTGCGCACAGCTTTTCAGATGCAGAAATTCTATGAACGCCTTGCTCGAGGTGGTAGTCGGTATACAGAAGTGCTTCGCTCTTTCTTTGGCGTAGTTTCTCCTGATGCTCGTCTTCAGCGCCCTGAGTTCCTCGGCTCTTTCACTAAAATGGTTAACATCAATCCAATAGCTCAGACTTCTGCAACCGACGTCACTTCTCCGCAAGGCAATCTTTCCGCTTATGGTGTCACTGCTGCTAAATTCAATGGTTTTACAAAGTCTTTTGTTGAACATGGCTATGTTTTAGGTTTTGTCTGTGCTCGTGCTGACCTCACTTATCAGCAGGGTATTAATAAAATGTGGCTTCGCTCTACTGTTTATGATTTTTATTGGCCTACGTTCGCTCATCTCGGCGAACAGGCTATTGAGCTTCGTGAACTTTATGCTCAAGGCAATGCAGCTGATACTACTGTTTTTGGCTATCAAGAGCGTTACGCTGAATATCGTTATAAGCCCTCGCAGATTACTGGTAAATTTCGCAGTTCTGTAACTGGTGGCTCTTTAGATAAGTGGCATCTTTCGCAGTTCTTCAAAAATGCCCCTACCTTAAATGAGGAGTTTATAGTCGAAAATCCGCCCATAGAACGTATTGTAGCTGTTACTAGCGAGCCTGAGTTTTTACTTGATGTAGGATTCCGTTATACAACAGTTCGTCCTATGCCCATGTTCGGTACACCTGGTCTTGTTGACCATTTTTAAGGAGCTGATTTTATGTCATGGCTTTCTGATACTTTAGGTAGTGTTGCTGGTTCCTTGTTTGGTTCTGCTGTACAAAATCACTATAATTCCGCCAACGCCGAGCAGCAGAATGAGTGGAATGTCGAAAATTATAAACACCGCTATCAATGGTCTGTTGAAGATATGCGCGCTGCTGGTCTTAATCCTATTCTTGCTGCAACCAATGGTATAGGCGGTTCTATATCTGGTGCTTCTGCCGCTTCTGTAGGCATGAGTGATATAGGTTCTACCATGAACTCTGCTAAAGCCGCTAGCGCCGCTGAGAGGCAGGCAAAGAATGCTGAGCACCTTGCAGTATCTCAAATTGATAAAAACGTCGCAGAAGCTGATTCTGTGCGTCAGAGCACCCACGGAACAGTACTTCAGAACGGTATCCTTGCAAACGATCTGAATTTGCGTGAGCAGACTTATGAGAAACGTCTTGGCTACGAACTTGAAAAAATGCGTTTAGAACTTGAAAACATGCGTCTTCAAGGTTCTTACCTTCAATCTGGTGTTTTAAGTAATATTGCCTCGGCAGGCAGGTCTAATAGTGCTTCTGCTTTTGACCAGATGCAGACTGAGATGCTTGGTATGGAGAGAGATTTTTATAAAGGTATCCAGGATAAAGTTGGTGGCACTACTTCTTTCTATAAAGGTATTGGTTCAACTGTCAAAAATGTGCTTGGTTTCCTTGGTGGTCGTTATTTTGGAAGGAGATAATTTTTATGTCTAACAAAACTACTATGATTTTAACTTTTATTGTTTCTGTCGTTGTACCTTTTATCCAGGAGGTTGTTGACCTTATTGAAGCTCTTAAAGGTAGAGCTTCTTCGAATACTGTTACTGCTAAAAAAGTTGCTTCGGACTTTCAAGCCGATGTTGCGCAGCTTGTTGAGCCAGTTGCTAATAAGAATGATTCTAAAAAAACTAGCCGTTTTTTCGGTTCTTGGAGGGATGCTAAATGAGGCGACGTCGCTTATCTAAACGAGGTTCTCGCCGTCTTTTTCGGCGTACTTCCAGATCTCGTCGTAGAAATTTTAAAAGAGTAGGACGAGGTGGATTTAGGATTTGACATTCTGATTTAATCCTGATACAATCGGTACAGGTGATTAATATGGTTTGTTATAATCCTGTTCTTATGTACCCGGTTGAAGGAGCGATTACTAAAAATGGGAAGCAACATTATAGTTTTTACGGTAGCCTTGCCTCTCATCCCGAACTTTCTGGTGATAGCCGTTTTATTCGTTGCGCTTGCAAGCAGTGTATTGGTTGTCGTCTCGAAAATAGCAGACAATGGGCTGTCCGTTCTGTTCACGAAGCCCGTTCTTCGTCTTCTGCTTATTTCGTTACTTGCACTTTTGATAATTTTCACTTGCCTAAAGATTTGAGTTTAAGCAAGAAATTTCATCAAACGTTCATGAAAAATCTTCGTCGTGAGTATGGTAATGGTATTCGCTTTCTTGGCTGTGGTGAATATGGTGAATTGCATGCTCGTCCCCATTATCATTACATTTTGTTTAATATTGATTTTGATGACAAAATTTTTCGGTTCCGTACAGATGGTTATAATACTTATACTTCTGCTCGTTTTGCCAAGGTTTGGAAATATGGTATGCATCTTATTGGTGAGTTTAGTTTTGACGCTGCTGCCTATGTCGCCCGTTACATAGTTAAAAAGCAGACTGGCAAAAATGCTGAGTCTCACTATAAAGGTCGTACCCCTGAATTTATGGTTGCATCTAATCGCCCTGGTATTGGTGGAAAATGGCTTGCTGAGCATGGTGAAGAATGTTATTCTAACGATTATGTTGTCATTAACGGTAAAAAGATGCGTCCGCCTCGTTATTACGATAAGAAATTCGATGAAACGCATCCTCACTGGATGGAGTTTATTCGCAATAACCGTATTGAGAAGATGCTGCATAACTTGGAGAACAATACTTTCGAGCGATTGATTGATCGTTGTCGTGTTCAGGAAGGAAAGTATAAATACTTTCTTGGTAGAAAACTTGACAAGGTATTATGACTGTGTTATCATTAAGTCAGAAAGGAAGTGATGCTTATTAGCGAATTTGAAGCTGTTAAAAATTTTTGTCTTAATCGCGGTATTTCTTTTACTTTTAAATTTCGTGGTAGTAAATATGCCGCTTATCGACTTAAGTCTGATTGCGACAAAGTTATTCGTCTTGACAATGATTACTTTGTCATCAATAACACGTTGCATCTTATGATTCGTCGCTACTTAATTGCGTTTAGAAAAGGAGATGGTTCTTCTGAGACTTTATTCCATTTATGATTCCAAGGCTGAACAGTTCAGCCCTCCACAAGCTTACCACAATGACATGCTTGCTTTAAGAGGATTTGAGAGTATTGTTAATGATGATAAAATGCTTATTAAAAAGTATCCTGAAGATTTTAGTATTTATTATGTCGGTAACCTTGGCGATACTGATGGCCGTTATTATATTGAGCATTGTGACGAATCCCGCATACCTGTATTGGTTGGTCGCGCAGTAGATTATGTCCAGGATATTGACAATATTCCTACCAAATGATAATCTAACAAAGAGCGTATCAGAAAAAGGACGGTCTCGAAAGAGATCGCCCTTTTTTTGTACGCCACGCCCGCCGCGTCTAGGCGCGTACGAAAGGAGGTGAAACTATGAAATTTAAGACAGCTTATGATCCTGCAGAAGAACATGATCATTGTGGCATTGAATTTACTATGCCGTCTCTTGCAGTTCAGGACGAGAAAGATGAATCCGATATCAACTATATCGTTAATCGCTTTGCAGATGGTCAGAAAGGTATAGCTACTCTTGACCTGGGCGATAGCTCGCAGTACGCCTTCCTTCAATTTGGAGATGCAACGCTTCCTGGCGACTACAGCACTGCGCTCGAGCTTGTTTCTGGAGTTCGTGAAGAATTCTATAGTTTACCCGCATACGTTCGAGCAAAATTTGGTCATGATCCTATGAATTTCATCAACCAATTGAACAATCCTGAAACGCTTGAATATCTCCAACGAGAAGGCTTGTACGATAGCGATTTATCTTTCAACGAACAACAACAGTCTGGTAGTAATAAACAAACAGAAGAAAAAAGTAACACTTCAACCCAAAATAAAGAAGAAACACAAAAATAGGCGTCACCGAGCCAGTTACTTACTTGATGTAACTGGCGTAGGTGACGCAAAAATAATCTGAAACCTAATAATTGTTTGCTTTAGGTTAATTATTAGGTTTACACTTCAAAAGAAGGTGAAATATTGGCTCGAAAAATTAGAGTTCGAGGTCATCGCTTTAGCGATGCTCCTGCAATGTACATGAGGAGAACAAAATTTGACCGCTCTCATGTTTATAAAACTACTTTTAATTCAGGTAAGCTTATACCTGTTTTTGTTGATGAGATTTTGCCTGGCGATACTACTCGTATGTCTGTTAATTACTTTGCTCGTCTTTCAACTCCTGTTAAGCCTATTATGGATAACATTTATCTTGATTGGTTTTTCTTTTTTGTTCCCAACCGTCTTGTTTGGGAACACTGGCAGAATTTTTGCTTTGAGCAGGAAGACCCTGATGACAGCACTGATTATGTCATTCCTACTGTTACCGCTCTTGGTAATACTGGTAACGCTTATACTGGCTCTCTTTGGGATTATTTCGGTTTGCCCGTAAACACTGATGGTAATCTGTCTGGAATTAACGCCCTTCCGTTTCGTGCCGTTTATCTTATTTGGAACGAATGGTTTAGAGATGAAAATTTACAGAAGTCCGTAAAGATTCAAAAAGGCGATACTAACGAAGTTTTGGATTCCTCTCGTTCCTCTGATCAGCCTTCTTGGGTGTTTACCTCAGACACTAGTGTAGTTCCTGGTCTTGCTTGTCCGCCTCGCGGTAAGCGTCATGACTATTTTACTTCTGCGCTTCCCTGGACCCAAAAGGGTCCTGGAGTAGAGATTCCTCTTGTTGGTAATGCTCCTGTTTATGCTCCTTCTTCTGCTAACGTGCAGAATCCTTCTACCGATGGTATACTATATACTTCTAATGCTGATATTTCTGGTTCCGCTCGCCTTGGTTATGCTCGTGCCGCTCGAGGTGGTAGTTGGGTCTCTTCTATTACTGGTAACAGTGTTCCTAATGACGCCACAGCGTCCTCTTTTCAACTTTATGCCGATTTATCTAGCGTTAGTTCTGCCACTATTA